TTAATTCGTTATTAGGAGACACAAAATGAGTATTGCTTTGTCAAACGCATTTGTAACCCTATTTGACGCGGAAGTTAAACAAGCATACCAAGGTAAAGCAATGTTGGTAGGTGCTGTACGTCAGCGTCGTGGGGTAGAAGGTTCTACAGTTAAATTTCCAAAAGTAGGTCGTGGCGTTGCTACACCTCGTATTGGTCAAACAGATGTTACACCGTTAAACGTTGGTTTTTCTAACGTAACACTAACATTGGAAGATTGGATTGCAGCTGAGTACAGCGACATTTTCAGTCAACAAAAAGTAAACTTTGATGAGCGCTCAGAGCTTGTACAAGTATTAGGTAACGCTATTGGTCGTCGTCAAGACCAATTGGTACTTAACGCATTGGCTGGTTCAGGCACATCATTAACAGTTGGTAACGACGTTGGTGGTTCTGACACTAACATGAACGTAGCTAAACTTCGCCAAGCTAAAGGCTTGATGGACAAAAACAACGTTCCACCTACAGACCGTCACATTGTTATCCACTCAAATGGCTTGCAATCATTGTTAGCTGAAACTGCTGTTACTAGCTCTGACTTTAATACAGTTAAAGCATTAGTAAACGGTGAGTTAAACACATTCTTAGGTTTCACATTCCATGTATTGGGTGACCGCACAGAAGGTGGTTTAGCTATTGACGGTTCAAATGACCGTACATGTTTTGCTTTCCACAAAGATGCTATCGGCTACGGCGAAGGTATTGCTCCTAAAACAGAAATCAATTACATCCCAGAAAAAACATCTTTCTTGGTTGCTTCTATGTTCTCTGCTGGCGCAACTACTATCGACGCAGAAGGTATCGTGTCTATTGTTGCTCGCGAATCTTAAGAGGAGAATAGATAATGGCTTATTCAGCAACTGGTTTTTCAACCGTAGCAGCATCTAAAGCAGGTAACTCACCAGCTATTTATGCTTACAAAACAGCAGACGCAATTGCTGACGTAAATACAGCAGGTTATTTTAATAGCCTATCAGGTGTATTAAGCGTTGGTGATTTGATTTACTGCGTAACATCAACAGGTAGCACTGCTGTTGCAACTTTAGTTTATGTTCTTTCTAACGCTTCTGGCGTAGTTGACGTAACTGATGGTACAACATTAGCAAATACTGATGGTGATTAATTAGTAAAACAAGGCTACCCTGCCCTGCGGTGGGGTAGCTTTTATTATATGTAGGGGTTTATATGGCAGCAGGTGATACCGCATTATCAATTTGCTCTGACGCATTATTGATGCTAGGTGCGAAACCAATCTCATCCTTCAATGAAGGTACAGATGAAGCGTCTGTGTGCGATGCCTTATACCCAAACATCCGTGACCAAGCATTAATGATTTACCCTTGGAGTTTTTCTTTCAAGAAAACTCAATTGGCTCGTCTAATAACAACGCCAACAAATGAATATAAATACGAGTACCAAATGCCAGCAGATAGAATTGGCGCTCCTAGAGCCGTATATAGTTCAAATGGTGTAGGTGAAACTCCAATAGTAAATTACCGTATTATGGGCGCTAAACTGCTCACTAACGAAGAAATAATCTACGTTGACTATCAATACTCTGTGACTGAATCTGAGATGCCTGTATGGTTTGTACAGCTTCTTAAATACTTAGTGTCATGGCATGTATCTATTCCCGTTACAGACCAAGTTGAGAAAGCTCAATACTGGCAATCTGTTGCTGTAGGTTCTCCAGGCGAGAATGGTCGTGGTGGTTATATGCGTACAGCTATGAACATTGACGGTCAAAATCAACCAGCAAACAGTATCAAAGACTATTCATTAATCGCAGTGCGAGGATAATACATGGCTCGTTTTGTATCAATGCAAACGAACTTCACCTCTGGTGAGCTAGACCCATTACTTCGTGCGCGTGTTGATTTAACTGCTACCTACAACAATGCTTTAGAAAAAGCAACCAATGTAATCTGTCAGCCTCAAGGTGGCATTACTCGTCGTGATGGTACGCGTTATCTTATGGCATTGCCTAACAGTGGCACAGAATCTGCTGCTAATGGCGTACGTCTTGTAGCATTTGAGTTTAGTACATCTGATAGCTACATGCTTTGCTTTACGCATAATCGCATGTATGTGTTTAAAGATGGCGCATTAGTTACAAACATTAACGCTTCTGGCAATGATTATCTAGTTACAACAATTGCTTCATCGCGTTTAAATGAGATGACTTGGACACAATCTGCTGATACGTTGATTGTAGCGCATGAAAACATGGTTCCTAAAAGAATTGTGCGTGGCGCTAATGATTCATCTTGGACTGCTTCTGATGTTTCATTTGATAGTATTCCAAATTACGCATTTACATTAACAACAACAAGTCCTTCTGGAACTATTACTCCATCTGCTGTAACAGGCAAAGTAACAATTACAGCAAGTGCTAGTATTTTTACCTCAGCTTCTGTTGGTCAATACATTAATGTAAAACCACAAGGCCGTGCAAAAATTATTCAATATGTTAGTGGGACTGTAGTTAATGTTGTGACAGAGTTTCCATTCTTTAGTACAGCGGCAACAGGTAACTTTACTTTAGAAACTGGTTACGAAAACGTATGGTCTAGCAGTAAAGGTTATCCACGCTCAGTAACGTTCCATCAAGGTCGTTTATACTTTGGTGGTAGTAAGTCACGCCCTTCTACTATTTGGGGTTCTAAGGTTGGTTTGTTTTTTGACTTTGAAGCTACAGAAGGTTTTGATGATGATGCTGTAGAAGCAACGCTAGACACCAATACATTTAACGCAATTACAGATATGTATTCTGGTAAAGACTTACAAATCTTTACTACAGGCGGTGAGTTCTTTGTACCACAACAAGGTCTTGAACCTATTACTCCGTCAGCGTTTTTCTTTAGTTCTGCTGGTCGTAATGGTTCTAAGCCTGGCGTTCGTGTGCAGTCATTAGAATCTGGCGTATTGTTTATCCATCGTCAAGGAAAGATGCTTGCAGAGGTTGCGTATAACGACACACAGCTAACGTATGTTACAAGTAAGATGTCATTGCTATCTGGACACTTGTTAAAGAATCCTAAACGCATGGCATTGCGTCGTGCTGTTAATACGGATGAGAATGACTTGTTGTTCATTGTCAATGCAACAGACGGTTCAGTTGCGGCTTACTCGTTAATGCGCTCACAAAATGTGATTGCTCCTACAGAGTTTATAACTAATGGTGGTGAGTTTGTAGAGTTAAACGTAGACATTACTGATGTATATGCAGTGGTTAAGCGTACGATTGATAATACGGTTCAATACTACATTGAAAAGTTTGAAGCTGGATTATTAACAGATTGTGCTATCACTGGTGGTGCAGTATCGTCTGTAACAGCCACACACCTAGAAGGAAAGACCGTAAACTTATTACTTGATGGTTTGGTTCAAGCTGATAAAGTTGTTGCGTCTGACGGCTCTGTAGCGCTTCCTAGGTCGTCTACAACAAGTTATGAAGTTGGCTTGCCAATTACTGTAGAAGCTAGGACAATGCCAGTAGATATTAAATTGCAAACAGGCACACGCGTTGGCTTTAAGAAACGTATTGTTGAAGTTAATGCAATGGTATATGAAACTCAGCACATGAAGATTAATGGGATTGAGATTCCATTTAGAGCATTTGACGTAGCAAACGTACTAGATGCTGATATTCCAGAGTATACTGGAACTAAAGTTTTACATGGTATTCTTGGTTACAGCAATGAAGCTAAGATTACAATTACACAAACGTATCCACTCAAGTTTACTTTGCTTGGGATGGAATACAAAGTAGCAGTTCACCAGGGGACTTAATATGACATGGCAAATTGCAGCGGCTGCGTTATCTGCCGCATCAGCTGTGCAATCAATTCAGCAAGGTAAAGCACAGAAATCTGCTTATGAGTTGCAAGCTCAACAAACTCAATTAAAAGCTCAAAGAGATGCGTTACAATATGAGCAAGCGGCACTTGACACATATCGCAAATTAGCAATGACTAATGCTAATGCTGCTGCCCGTGGGTTTTCTGGTGGGGTTAATGGATTCTCTGGCTCTGCTAAATTAGTTCAACAAGTTAATGAAACTAGAGCTGGTCGTGATATTAATATCTTAGAGCAAAACAAACAGTTTGGATTAACGTTTGGTGATATACAAGCTAACATTTTAGAAGATGCTGGAGACCAGGCAGTGCGAGGCTCTTATTTTGACGCAGCTTCAAAACTTGGCACTGCAATATATATGTATAATTATCAGGCCCCTGCACAAACAAAAGCTCCAGTTGTGGACAGGTCTATTAATTAATTGCCAGAATAGTAAGGATAATAAATGGCTGAGTTACCTAAGTATCAATCGTCTGGTGTAATGTTTGCGGATGTTCCGTCATTAGATTTTGCTAATGTACGCGAAGCATTTAAAAGCTCACAGACTATGGCTAATAGTCTTGATAGACTATCGGAGTTTGCTGGCAAAAAAGCATTAGAGCAGAGAGCTAAAGAGGCTGAACAATATACAGTCAATAATCCGCCTACTCCAGAACAATTAGCTAGAGCCAAAGAAGGTACGTTTGACCCTGTTGAATTGGTACCACAAGGTGGTGGCTACATTCAAGAAGTTGTGCGTAAATTGCAAGGCGAGCAGTTAAAAAATGTATTGCACGTTGAAACACAAAACGATTACATGCAGATTCTTAACGATGTTAAAGACCGCAAAATTGTTAGTGATGAAGAATTAAAACTTAAATTAGAAGCCCCAATGATTGGGCGAGCTAAGACATTAGCTAAGATTAGTCCAGAAGCTGCTATGAGCTACAATGCTCTTGCTGCTGCAAATGGCTTTCAAATTCGCAAAGCTGCAAATGAACAATTTGAGTTAAACGCAAAATTAGAGTATGACGAATTAACAAGTCAAGCTATCGAAAGTGGCTTGCCTATGATGCGTGAAATTATTAAACAAAATGGCACTACTAATCCACAAGCAACAAAAGACCAAATCTCAGCGCTTTATGCTCCAATTAAACGATTGGCTGAAAATGGCACAATAAAAGCGCAACAGCAACTTAAAGATATTGAAAACGAATTTGAAGGTCTTGCCATTACTGGCATGGAAAAAACTCGTAGTTCAGCTGTGCGTCTTGCTGCAACTGGCGACAAACGCGCAGAACCTGCACTTGGTATTGCTGTAAGAGAAATAGAAGAATACGCGCTTGCGTTTGACGTAAATCCAAGAGTTCGTGAAAAGTTTATCTCAGATACTGTTGGAGACTATCATGCTGCTCGTATTCAAACTGAATATGATTTAGCTGGTGACAAGCAAGGCTATATTAATAAACTTAAAAGCGACATGAAGAAAGGCCCAGTAGGCGAGCTATTTGATAAAAATGGCAATCCTTCTAAAGCAAACAGGGTTAGTCGTGGCGTTGAATTAGATAAACTAGATTCTATTGTTAATGGTTTTGAAGCTGACATTCGTCAAAGAAATGCACAGGCTGCATCATATCGCGCTGAATTAAAATCAGACGTAACAGAAGTTAATCGCATCCAAAGCCTTGGTCAAATTGTTCCGCAAGCTCAAATTAATGAACTAGCAACAAGAGCTAGAAATCTTGGGTTGCCAGCTGACAATATGACAGTGCAACAAATTCAATCATTATCTTTATTAAACCAAGATACTATTGGCTTTAAGAAAATGAATGATGTGCAATTGAGCAACACATTAAGACAATGGCAATCAGAAACTAAAAATGGTGCTACATTAGTTCAGGCGCAACGTATTGATAACTTAAACAGATACAGAAGTTCATTTGTAGAAGGGTTAAATAAAGACCCTGTATCAATGATGAATCGCTCTGGCATAGATGTAAAGACATTAGACTTATCATTACCAGATAAAGACTTTAAATTGCAAGTTTCTGACCGTGTGCAAAATGCAAAAGCGTTTGCTACTCATAATGGTATTAAGCCACAATTCTTAACTTCTGATGAGGCTAGTGCAATCTCTACATACATTGCGTCAGCAGATACAGATTCTCAAATGGCAATGTTAAGAAAGATACAGACGTCATTTGGTAAAGACGCTTATACTGTAATGGGCCAGATTTCAAAGACTGCTCCAGAGTATGCTCATATTGCTGGCATGATGTCAGTTGGTGTACCAACCAATACAATTAAAGATGCTTTAGTTGGAATTAAACAGCAGCAAGCAGGTAACAAAGTTGCTCAATCTGACATTGTAAAAAATTCAGTTATTTCAAGTTCACTTGGTAATGCGTTCTCAAAACTACCTACAACTAGAAATAGCATTATTAAAACAGCAGATGCAATCTATACAAATAGAATTATCCAATCAGGTAATACTGATGTTTTTGATAGCAAAGTATATGAAGCTGCATTGCAAGAAGCATCTGGTGGTGTAAGAACTGCAAGTGGAAAAGATTGGTGGGGTGGTGTTCATAATAACTCAAAAGGTTATTACCACATGATTCCTACCAATGTTAAGCAAAGCGAGTTTGAGGATATTATACAAAAGGCTACTTTCTCAGATTTCTTAGCAGCAGCAAATGGTGAGCCAGCTGATTCAAAAGGCAGGCCATATAGCGTAGAAAAACTACGAGATGCTTATTTAATGGAAGATGTAAATCAAGACAATATGCGTTTATACTATGGCAACCCAAATAGTGCTACGGCACAACAGTTTTATACTAAAGACGGACAGCCTTTGGTAATTAACTATCGCAAACTTGTTAATAGTGTAAAAGGTAAGTAATGGGATTTATCTACGAAGATAATCAAACCGCATACCCTACTAAGCCACCAGCACTTGGCGGTGAGGATACTGGCTTTCTTGAAAACTTAAATGCAAGTGCCAAATTGTTTGACATTACTAACTTATCCACTTCTCGTAAAAGAGAAATGAAATCAGCGTGGCAACCTATTGTTGATAATATCAATAAGAAAACAAATGCTGGCTTAAAGAATCCATACGAGACAGAAGTTGAAATGGATGTTGTAAATCCAAGATTATGGAACAAACCATATACAGCAGAACTGTGGGATTACAATGCTATCAATAAGAAGCAAAGTGAAATTATAAATTTTGCTAAGAATAACAAAGACTTATTTCCAGAGTATATGGATTTAAGTGTGCAGACTTTATATAAACAAGTTGCAGATAAACAAAAACAAGCAGAAGCTGAACAGGCTGACGTTGCTGCAAGGCAGACTGGTCTTGGTGCTGTTGGTGAGTTTTCTGGTTATGCTTGGTCTGCTATTAAAGACCCAATTAATCTTGGTGTTACTGGTATTGACTTTGCTGTTGGCGGTGGTAAATATAAACTTGGCGCATCTGTAGCAAGTAACGTATTGCGTTTAGCTCTTAGAGATGCAGCAATCAATGCTGGTTCAGAAGCAATCATTCAAACAGAAGTTGCAGACTGGTATAAAGATTTAAAATTACCGTATGACATTAATACATTCTTGACTAACGTTGGCGCTGCTGGTGTTGGTGGCTTTGTGTTGCGCGGTGGTCTTGAATCTGTAGCTCCCCTTTATCAGCTAACTAAAAAGCAATTAGCTTCTGGCATTGAAGCAATTAACAAAGCTAAAGCTAAAGCAACTGGTACACCATACGAAGTAGATGAAAGCCTTAAAGCATTTACTGACGCTTCTGAAATTGATGACTTTACAGACGCTAGGAACATTATTCCTGATGACGTTGGTAATCTTGAACACAATACAATAATAGATGAAACTATTAAAAATATTGAAGAAGGCAACTCTGTTAAAGCATTAACTGGGCAAGACATAACAGATACTCCAGTTATTAATGAGGTTGCTGATACTGATTTAAATTTGTTTGATGGCGCTGATTCGGTAGGGCATACACAGCAGACAGATATATTGTTAGCAGAATTAAATGATAACGTTCAAACCCGTGGCGATGAGTTTCTTAATCAAACCGTTCCTGTGGATAAGTTTGACCCTAACACTGGTGAAACGGTACAATCAGCTATGACAGTAAAAGAAATGCTAGAAGAAGCGGAGCAAGATAAAAAGATGGTTGACCGATTAATGGGATGTCTAACATGAGTTTGCGTGATTGTATTGAAGTTGGTCAAGACGTTGGCGCTCTCACCAAAGAGCAAGCAGATGCTGCTTCAAAAGTATATGAAGATTACTTTACAGAATACTCAGCAACTATGGGAGCTGATGAAGCTGCCGCCAAAGCTGCAAAAGATACTGTTACTGCAATTAAGAATCAAGTATCTGAAAAAGCTCGCGTTCGTTTACTGCAAGCAAAAAGCTGGGAAAATGTTTACAGCAATCTTATATCATTTAATAATGGTGAGGATTTAGGAAAGGCAGCATTAAAGTTAGTAAGCTCAGATGAGCAAGCTAAATTCTCTGGATTAGAAAATCGACAAGACGCAATTAGACAAATTGCTCATTCAAAAATGACTGACGTTCTAGTTACATTTAGGCGCAGAGGAGTACTTGGTAGAACTGGCAATCAAGAAATTGCGCTTGATTTGGTAAAGGTGGCATTTAGTGAAGAAACAGATAATGTTGCCGCTAAGAACTTATACAAAGCATGGTCTAATGCTAATGAATATTTAAGAACTAGGTTTAACAGGGCTGGCGGTAATATGCCAAAACTTGAAGGCGGGTATTTGCCTCAGTATCACGACGTTGTTGAAATGAGAAAAGTTAAACCAGAGGAATGGCGTGAATTTGTTGCTCCGTTATTAGATTCATCTAAGATGATTAATCCATTAACTAAACAACCATTCACTCCAAAACAATTTACCGAAGCTCTAAATGAATCTTATAGAGCAATTATTACTGACGGATGGAGTAAAGTTAAAGAAGGCCAAGGTAAACATTCTCAAGCCTTATATAATAAAGGCTCCAATCATAGATTTTTGGTTTTTAAAGATTCTGAATCATGGATGGCATATCAAGAAAGATTTGGCAATCCAGAGCCATTTATTACTATGATGAACTATGTTGATAATATGTCTCGCGATATTGCAACTCTTGAAGTTCTTGGGCCAAATCCAAACTCAACAGTTAGGCAAATTAAAGATTTAGTTAATTTAGATGCGTCAAGAAAAGATGAGTTAATAAAAACTGGCGAAAAACCTAATGAAGCCGCAGCAAAAAAAGCATTAAGTGCATTTGATGCAAGGTATGGAATTTTCAATGGTTCTTCATCTGCTCCTATTGATGGCAATATTGCTAGAGGATTTGCTGGCGCTCGCGCATTGCTTACGTCAGTTCAACTAGGTGGTGCTACATTAGCTGCTATTCCAGGTGACTTATCTACTCAGTTTGCTACTCGTATGTATAACGGCATGGGTGAAACAAAGTTACTTAAAAGTATTGTAAAACAATTAAACCCATTAAATGTAGATGAGCGCGGAAGAATTGCAGTCCAAGCTGGCTTAGTAGCTGAATCATGGACAAACGTAGCATCTGCACAGGCTAGATATATTGGTGACGTTACTGCTCCTGAGCTTGCTCAAAATATGTCAGAAGCTGTAATGCGAGCCTCATTGCTTTCTCCTTGGACACAAGCTGGACGCTGGGCTTTTGGCCTAGAGTTTATGGGACACTTTGCTAACAATGTATCTAAATCATTTAAAGAGCTTCCATCTGAATTGCAAAATACATTGCAACGTAGTGGGTTAGATGTGTCATGGGACATTATTAGAAAAGCTCAAATACATGATGCTGATGGATTAATGTTATTACGTCCAGAAGAAATTGCAGAAATTCAAGGCGTTAAACCAGAAGTTGCAGATGAGCTTGCTACTAGATTTTTAGAGTTAATTAATATTGAAACTAACTTTGCTGTGCCTACAGCATCCTTAGCTGGTCGGGCAGCATTAGTAGGTGAAACTAAAGCTGGGACGCTTGTTGGTGAAATTAGTAGAAGCGTTGCTCAATACAAAAACTTTCCAGTAACAATATTTAATACGCACATTATGCGTACATTGTCACAGCAAACACTTAAAGGTAAATTTAAATACGGCTCTGCGTTTTTAATATCAACAACGCTTATGGGCGCTTTGGCATTGCAAATGAAAGAAATGGCAAATGGTAGAGACCCAAGAACTATGAATGACAAGAAGTTTTGGGGTGCGGCTATGATGCAAGGTGGAGGATTAGGTATTTATGGTGACTTCTTATTTAGCGACGTTAATCGCTATGGCAGTTCGTTAGCACAACAAGTTCTTGGCCCAACGTTTGAGCTTGGTGGTGATGTACTTAAACTAACTATGGGTAATTTGCAAGAACTATTTTCTGGAAAAGATACCAATTTTGCAAAAGAAGTTGTACAATTTGGTAGCAAATATTTTCCAGCTAAATCTTTGTGGTATGGAAAATTGGTAGCACAGCGCATGTTCTTTGAGAACCTGCAAGAATGGGCAGACCCTAAAGCTAGAAGTAAAATGATTCAATTGCAGAATAAGTATCAAAGGGAAACTGGGCAAGATTACTGGTGGGCGCCAGGTGAGGAAGCCCCAGAAAGAGCGCCAAATGTAACAGAAATATTTGAAGAACCGCCAAGAAGATAGAAGGAAAATAGATGGCAGATTATCCAATAAGTAACGTACCTCGTCGCATAGTCTATTCAGGCTCTGCTGGCGTTGGCCCATACGCTTTTCCTTTTGAAGTTTTAGTTGAGACAGACTTAGACGTATACAAGAATAGCACATTACTGACGCTAACAAGTGATTACACAGTTACCATTGCGTCTAATGGTACGGGTTCAATTACATTGGTATCTGCTGCTAGTGGCTCTGATAGCATTTCTATTATCGGTGCTAGAGCAATTGAGCGTAGCACAGACTTTACTACTGGTGGTGACTTCTTTGCTAATACGCTAAACGAAGAACTAGATTCACAAACAATCTTTATTCAGCAAGTAGCAGAAACAGCAGAGCGTGGCATTAAGGCTCCAGTAACAGACCCTACTAGCATTGATATGACACTGCCATCATATCTAAATCGTCGTGGTAAGGTATTAGTATTTAATGAGACTACTGGTAATCCAGAGGCTGGCCCTAACTTAGCATCTATTAATACTGTTGCTGATAACTTAACAGATATTGAAACTGTTTCTAATAACATTGCAGACGTTAATACTGTTGCTGGCATTAGTTCAAATGTGACAACTGTTGCTAATATCTCTGCAAGCGTAGTAGCCGCAGCAAGTAACTCAACTAACATTAATACTGTAGCGACTAATATTGCTAACGTAAATACAACGGCTACTAACATTGCTGACGTTAATGATATAGCTGACAACATTGGTAGCGTTCAACTTGTTGCTAGTGACTTAGGTGGCAGTGGCTTTGACTACGACTTAGGTAGTATCTCAGACCCAGCATCTGGTGTTACTGGTACGCCTGACGGTTACATTGTGACTGTAGCTAATGACATTGCAGACGTAACGACTGTAGCGAATAATATTGCAGACGTATCAGCAGTAGCTGCTATTTCATCAGATGTGTCAATTGTAGTAGATAACATTACTGACATTCAGAACGCAGAAGAAAATGCAGACGCGGCAGCAGCATCAGCAATCTTGGCTAATGACTGGGCAACTAAGACATCTGGTACTGTGGCAGGTGGTGAGTATTCAGCTAAGTATCATGCACAAGCAGCAGCGACATCAGCAGGTGCGGCAAGCACATCTGCAACAGCAGCAGGTAATGCACAAGTAGCAGCAGAGACAGCAAGAGACCAAACACTTACAGCGTACGATAACTTTGACGACAGATACCTTGGTGCTAAGACATCTAACCCATCTGTAGACAATGATGGTAATGCGTTAGTTGCTGGTGCTTTGTACTTCAATAGTGTTAGTGGCTCAATGAAAGTTTACACTGGAACTGTATGGGTAGATGCCTATGCTTCTGGTGATACATTCTTAGCTAAAGCAAATAACTTATCTGACTTAGCTAGTATTGCAACTGCTGTATCTAATCTTGGTTTAACTATTGGCACTAACGTGCAAGCATGGGACACAGATTTAGACTGGATAGCTGCAAACATTACAAATGCTGGCAAAGCATTACTAGATGATGCAGATGCAGCAGCACAAAGAACAACTCTTGGTCTAGGTAGTCTAGCAACTAAGAGTGTAGTAACATCATCTGATTTAGATACAACACTTGATTTAGGGAGCATTTAATTATGGCAACAGCCTTAAAACTGCGTAGAGGAACCACATCTGCTCACAGTACATTTACTGGTGCAGAGGGTGAGATTACGGTAGATACCACAAAGGATACGGTTGTTGTCCATGATGGCTCAACCGCAGGTGGTTTTCCACTAGCAAAAGAAACAGCAACTGTAGCAAAGACTGGGGCAACTGGTTCTGCCGTAGTTCCTAACGGGACAACTGGTGAACGTGATGGAAGCCCAGCAACTGGTTACTTCCGATTCAATACAACACTAGGTAAAGCTGAGATTTATACTGGCTCTGCTTGGGGTTCTGTTGGTGGAGGTGCAACTGGTGCTGGCAGTGATGAAGTATTTGTAGAAAATACAGTGACAGTCACAGCAAGTTATACATTAACAACAGGTAAAAATGCGTCATCAGTTGGCCCTATTACAGTTAATAGTGGCGTAAGTGTGACAGTTCCTAGCGGTCAACGCTGGGTAGTATTGTAAGGGGATATAGATGGCGACAATTATTTCAGGCACAACAGGTATTGATACAGATGGTCTTGTTGTAGATAGCAATACATTATTTATAGATGCTGCTAATGATAGAGTAGGGGTTGGTACTGCTAGTCCTATAAATAAATTAGATGTTAATGGTTCAGTTTATATTGGAACATATAATTATTTTACTAATATAAGTGGTGGTTATTGGGCATCTGGAAATAATACATATACAACAGGATGGTTTAGTCAGAGTGATGGAGCAATGTCATTTAGAGCTGGCTCCGCTACAGAACGTATGCGTATTGATGTTAATGGTAACGTAACAGTGCCTACTTCTAGTGCTTATTTATATGTGGGCAGCAGTACATATACAGGTGATGCCTCTAGTGGTGCAGGTGGTGGGTTTGGTAACTCGGTAAATTCTGGAGTTTGTTGGGCTTCTGTAGCTGGAAGTTCTGCTGCTATTTTTAATCGTCAGTCAGATGACGGAACGGTTGTGCTTATTAGACAAGCAGGTACCACAGAAGGCACCATTTCAGTATCGGGTACAACAGTATCTTACACAGGTGGTCACTTATCTCGTTGGTCACAGTTTTATAATGAAACTACAAAAGTAGAAGTATATCGTGGCACAGTATTAGAATCAGTAGATGCTATGTGTGAATGGTACAGAGATGGTGAATTGCTGCCTAACGAACAAGCTACTAAAACTATTGTATCTACAACAATTGCTTCAAAAGCTGTAGCTGGCGTGTTTGATATGTACGACAATGATGATGAAGATAATCCTTATGACTTCTATGTAGCACAGTCAGGTGACTTTGTAATTCGTCTAGCTGCTGGTACTGTAGTGCAAAAAGGGGACTTATTAGAATCTGCTGGTAATGGTACTGCTAGAGTGCAATCTGATAACATTTGTCGTAGCTCAACAATTGCTAAGGTAACTTCTAACCATGTATCAGAAACGTATGCAGACGGCTCTTTCTGCGTACCTTGTATTTTGATGATAGGATAAATTATGAGTTTAGTTAAAATAGAAGGCAATGCTTCTGGCACTGGGGTCTTTACAGTAGCATCGCCAAATAGTAATACAGACCGCACACTGACATTGCCAGACAATACTGGTACCGTAGCTTTAACATCTGACTTGCCATACGCATTAACAAGTGGTACTGCTGTATCTGCTAGTGGTACTTCTGTGGACTTTACAGATATTCCTTCATGGGTTAAGCGTATTACTGTGATGTTATATGATATTAGTGTATCTGGAACATCAAACTTAATTTTTAGACTTGGTGATTCTGGCGGAATAGAGATAACTGGATATTCTTCTGGAGCAACATCAGTTTCAAATACTACGGCAAATACTACAAATGGAAATGGCGGAACAGATAATACTAGCATATCTGCTGCTGGCGCAGTTAGTACTGCCGCTTCTGTGTATCAAGGACATTGTTTTATGACACAACTTGACAATACTAGATGGGTTATCTCTGGTAGTTTGTATGCAACAAGTATCGGTAGAGTAATGCAATTTGCAGGTCGTTCTTCTTTGACATCCACACTAGACCGCATCCGCATCACCACAGCAAACGGCACAGATACATTTGATGCAGGTTCAATCAACATTCTTTACGAATAGGATATAGCATGAGAATTGAAGTTAATTTACAAACAGGTGAAACTACTGAACATCCTGATGCTCCTGTGACTTGGGAAGTTCCAGTTGAACCTGTACAAATACAACCAACTAAAGAAGAATTAATGGCTAAGTTACTTGAAATACAAGCACAGCTAGAAGGGATGCAATAATGTCAATGACCTATGGTGGCGACCAAATAACGTTTAACGATAACTCCACACAGAACACAGCTGCTAAAGTTGGCATGGTAAACCGTATTATTAACGGTGCGATGATGATTGACCAGCGTAATGCTGGGGCTAGTGTGACGCCTACAGGGTCTGGTTACACGCTAGATAGATGGTTAGCTGCATTAGCACAATCAAGTAAAATATCTATTCAGCAAAATGCTGGAGCTGTTACGCCACCAGTAGGATTTAAAAACTATTTAGGCATCACTTCTTTATCTGCATACTCAGTAACCTCTAGTGATTACTTTACAATTCAACACAATATTGAAGGTTTGAATGTAGCTGATTTAGCTTGGGGAACTGCTAATGCTGTTCCAGTAACTTTATCATTCTGGGTGCGCTCTAGCCTTACTGGAACTTTTGGTGGCTCTGTAAACAATAGTGCAATTAGTCGTTCATATCCATTTAGCTATACTATTAGTTCTGCTAATACATGGGAACAAAAGACTATTACTATTGCTGGCGATACAACAGGAACATGGCTAACAACTAATGGTATTGGAATTACTATTAACTTGAGCGTTGGTATGGGAAGTACATATAGCGGAACTGCTGGCTCATGGGCAACAGGTTCTTACTATTCAGTTACAGGCGCTAGGTCAGTAGTCGGCACATCTGGTGCTACCTTCTACATCACAGGTGTTCAACTAGAAAAAGGCTCTACAGCTACATCATTTGATTATAGACCTTATGGTACAGAGTTGAGTTTGTGTCAGAGATATTTTTTAGGAATTAAAAACGATGGAGCAAATAATTTACTTGTAGCAACCTCTGCAATAGCAAGCTCATCTACGATTGCTGGATGTATGATAAATTTGCCAGTTGAAATGAGAACTCAACCTTCAATATCTGGGACATCGTTAGCTTTAGCTGATACTGCAAATCCAGTTACAAATGTAACATCTATAGCATTAAGAACTGACCTAGCTACAACAAAGGCTATTTATTTTGGAGCTGATGTAGCTAGTGGATTGACGGCGCATAGACCTTATTATTTGAGGTTTCAAGCAGCAAGCTCTGGGTCTTTTAATATTTCAGCGGAGTTATAATTATGAAAACATATAAAATTGTAAATAGCGTTGAAACAGATTTGCCATGTTCAATTTTAAGTTCAGATGGTTGGTCTATCCCCTTCGATGAAGCTAACACAGACTACCAAGCATATCTAGCATGGCTTGACGAAGGCAACACACCAGAACCAGCAGACGAGGTGGCTTAATGATGAGTGAGATTGATGAGACAGCCGCACGTTTAAATTCACATGAAGCTGTGTGTGCATTTAGATATGAGACTATTAATGCTAGGCTTAAACGCTTAGAGCAAATCCTATTAGGTGTTGCTGGGTTTGTCATTGTATTTCTTCTTAGTCAAGGCTTTGCACATGCAGACGAGACAACGATTAACTACAAAGGACAGCCAGTTCCATCTGCTATGGCTCCTTCAATGTCAGCTTTCTCTCAAGACGTTTGTGGTATTGGTGTTAGTGGTGCAGTTAATGGCGGTGTATTTTCTGTCGCTGGTGGCACAATGATTACAGACCAAAACTGTGTACGTCTTAAGTGGTCAAAGTTCTTTCACGATAGTGGATTGAAAGTAGCAGCAGTATCACTTGCTTGCCAAGCAACGCATGAGAACTGGGTAGCAATGGAGATGTCAGGTTCACCTTGTCCAATAGGTGGCGCTATTGGTAACGCAGCAAGGAGAGCATGGTATGAGTTACATCCAGAATGGTTTGAGCAACTTTACGGCAAGACATTTACTTTACCTTTGGTTACTGATAGGAGCGAATGATGCAAATGCGTACTGTTATGCAGGTGCTTGGACACATTACGGGCCAGTGTACGAAAGTCTGTACGTCAGCCATGGAACGACTATGGAGCAGTGTCAACAAATTGCGTGTCAATATTACCCAGGTATCCCAGAGTGTGGTCGTCCACCTGAGCCAGTTTGTACTACTCGCACAGAAACTCAAAGCCTTAGTTGCCAGCCTAATCACTCAGGTGCAATTAATCAAATGCGTAGTAACAACTGCCCTGACGAAAGTATGGGCGATTGGGTTACAGTTAGTAACAACTGTACGCCAGACCCTGCAACTTGTAATTACAGCGTTCAAGAAAAAGTAGAATCTTGTGGTAGAAATCAGACAGGAACCATTACATACAAGAATGAAAACAATTGCCCAGACCCATACGGACAACCAGTTAATAGCGGTTGGTTTGAAATTAGCAGGAGCTGTTCACCAGCACCATCGACATGTCAAGTCTCTACTCAAGAAAAGCAAGTAGCATGTCAAGATGGTTACACTGGAGCAATCACTCTCCAGCAAAGTTCAACTTGTCCAGACCCATACGGGGAACCCATTTTTGGGCAGTGGGTAGAGATAGGCAACTCATGCAAGCAAGAGATAACGAACGTGCAAAATGTGACCAGCCCTGTCAGCCCGACATCTGTAATATCGTTGCCCACCCCTGCACCTGTCATGCAGCCAGAACCTGTAACTGCCCCGATGGAGAGTGTGCCGACGCAGACCGTGACAACGACTACGGAGAGCAAGCCATCGTCTACCACAGAGACAAAGGTGGAAACGAAAACGGAAGCCAAGGTGGAATCATCAGCCAGCACTTCTGAGCAGAAAGAAACAAAGTCTGAGGGTGGTGGCAAGATAGAAGTACCCAAAGGCAAAGAGTTAGTACCAGGGTTTGGGCTTGTGATGAGCCTAGACATTTTAAATGCCCCTGCAATTATGCAAGAGCAAACATTAGCAATAGCTTTAGACTACACACAGGAGTTACCGAATGACATCAGAGGACAGCAAGGGTTCTTTCTTGAACTTATCACCAACAGCTATGTGGGGGATTCTTTTAGGAATCGTAACGACTGGCTCTGGGGCAATCTACGTCGGCATAACGACATACAACCGTGTTATAGCTGCGACTGAGGCCATTGAAGAAGCCAAGCCTTATGATGATACAGAGTTAAAGAACGAAGTCAATCGTTTAAAGATACAGATGTCTGGCTTAGATACCTCTGTCAATACTGTTAAAGATTCCATGGTGGCTTCATCATCACAGCTAGTATCTGTTGCAGACAAAGCATCACAAGCTAAAGGTGAAGCGATGGAAGCTAAAGCAATTGCTGGTGGTAGCTCAAGAGAAACAACTGCTGCACTGTCTAGCATCCGCGAGGAAATCAGGTCTACTAAAGAAGGACTAGAGGCTCGCATGAAGGCACTACAAAAAGCATCAACTAACCCATTAGGAAATTAATATGTTATCAATACTATCAGGCTTACTTGGCATTGGCTCATCAGCCTTGCCTTCTATCTTAGGTTACTTCCAACAGAAGGGCGACCAGAAACATGAGATGGCTATGGCTAAAATGCAAAGCGAACGTGAGCTTGCTATGGCTACTGCTGGTCTACAATCACAAGAGAAGATTGCTGCCATTGAATATGAATCAACACTAGCTGAAACATACACTCAAGAGCGTGAGGCATTGTATGCACACGACATGAAGCTGATGGACAAAGCATCTCAGTCTACTGTAGACTTGAACGCTAGAGTACGTCCATACATTGCATTTACTTTTGTTGGATTGCTTGTAGCTGTAGACCTTGTAGGTTTAGGTTGGGCAATCTATACTGGTGTTGACTTCACTGTTGCTATGAATAACTGTTTCAGTGATGACGAGATGGCAATTGTATCTAGCATTATTGGTTTCTACTTTGGTTCACGCCAATGGGAAAAGCATCGTGAAGGTAAGTAAACAATTATTAGAGATGTTAAAGCACCATGAAGGTGTAAGATATAAACCATACCTGTGTCCTGCAAAACTGTACACGATTGGTGTGGGTCATGTATTATATCCAGAGCAAGGTAAGATACCTTCTACCCCAGAAGGAATGGCAAGGCGTAAGGCATGGCCTTTACGTCCAGAGGATAACCGAACATGGAGCAAGGAAGAAGTTGACGCACTACTGGCTAAAGATGTCGAAAGATTTGAGCGTGGGGTTGCCCGATTTATACCTGTCAAACTTACACAGGGTGAATTTGATTGTGCTGTCAGCTTTAGCTTTAACTTGGGTCTTGGTACACTACAGCGCTCAACCTTCCGTCAGGCGCTTTTGCGTGGGGATAAAGTTGCGGCTATTGAAAGTTTACTCAAGTATAATAAAGCTGGTGGTAAAGTATTAAAAGGTCTTGACAACAGACGCAAGGATGAAGCAGCAATGTTTCGTGGTAAATAAATGCCAGTACATCTAGTGATACCTGACGTTCAGGCCAAGGACGGAAATGATTTCACTTTCCTAAAGTGCCTTGGAAATTTTATTGTAGAAAAACAGCCCGACACAATAATTTGCATAGGCGATTTCGCAGACATGGAATCGTTGTCGACGTATGACAAGGGTTTAAAATCATTTGAGGGTAAGAGGTACACCAAGGATTTATTTGCAGCTAGAGACGCTATGGATGCGTTGCTAGAACCACTCTTTAGATACAATAAGACTGCAAAGAAGAACAAGCACAAGCAATACAAACCTAGAATGGTTCTCACTCTAGGCAACCACGAAAACAGAATCAATCGCGCTATCAATGAGGATAGTAAACTAGAAGGGCTGATGTCAATTGACGATTTACCGTACCAAGACTGGGAAGTATATCCATTCCTTGACGTTGTTGTTATTGATGGTGTTGCTTATAGTCATTACTTTACCTCTGGCCCTATGGGTCGTCCTATCACAACTGCCAATGCTATTCTCACAAAGAAACACATGTCTTGCTTCGCTGGGCATCAGCAAGGTCGCCAGATTGCGTATGGTAAAAGGGCGGATGGCAAAGAAATGACAGCTATTATCTGTGGCTCATGCTATGAACACGACGAGGACTACCTCGGCCCACAAGGCAACCAACACTACCGTGGCTTCTATGTATTACATGACGTACACGATGGTTCATTCGATGAGATGGCTGTGAGCATTAAGTTCCTCAAGGAAAGGTACAACTACTAATGGCTGAGAGAGACCTATACGATGTATGCAGTTTACTTCTTGGCTCAGAGATTGAGGAGATAGAAGTAGATGCAGAGGATGAAGTTATCTACATCCAAACCAGCAATGGCATGATACGCATTGAGGGTTATGACTTGAGCATGTATGCTGAGACAGATATGCTTGATAGTTAATTAATGATTATCCGTATATACAATGTATATATTTAAGCATACATTTAAATATACACAATGATGTGTATAACTTACAGGAGAAATGAACATGTGGACAAAACCATCAGCAACTGAAATGCGTTTCGGCTTTGAAGTAACCATGTATATTTGCAATCGTTAATTTGTTATAATAACAATTCGATTTGTGCCAGCTAGAACTTTAGCTGATACTACCACCCCCCTATGCCTCTGGACTGCTAACACTGAGACAAGCATAGGGGTTTTTTATGTAAAGTATATTTTACATTTTAGTAATGCAAACCTTCATTAGAATTGCGACCTATATTTTCTATACGTTGCTCGCCATCATCCCAGCTTGTTTCTGGATATTCATTGAGTGGTAGTGGCGGTGGTACCCAGCGTGGCTTCTTAGGTTTCTCTCCGAAAATTTTATCGAAGTTATTTTCAAACTCCTCGCTGTTTAACCTTGATACTAACGCATCGCCAGTATGTTCATTAGTCGTTGCCATTACATTACCTCACCATTTAATCTTTTCTCAACAAGAGTTGCATACCCAGCAATGTCATGCCAACTGTCTGCATAGTTAGGGTCGCCATTAATAATTCTGCCAATCTTATGAAATATCATATCCAATGCTTCACGTTGGTCGTAATCTAGTTCTTTGTCTTGCTCTACTAATGCCGTTGCTACTACCTCTTTCAACTCGTATGTTATTTTCGCATGAGTAACAAACGAACCGTATCTGCTACCGCGTTCTTGTAATGTGTTATCGACTTGCATATCTTACTCCTATAGTTAATCCAATAAACAGCCCTATGATGAAGGCTTCTTTGTAACATGCCATATAGTTACCCATTGTAATGATAGTGTCCATGATATTTTTTCCTCGCTTCATAAATTACAAGTTCAGCTAACTCTAATTCTTCAAAGTATCCAATTGTTTTTTGTTTATTATTTGCATTAATATACACTCTCCATTTATTTAACCTTGGATACCAACTAACTCCTTTAATTCCAGAAGTATTATCTGAGCGAATTGATGTATTAAATGAATTCTGATTCCTAGTTGCTAACCTAAGATTAGAAATTCTATTGTCAGATTTGTCATGGTTTATGTGGTCGACTTCCCTGTCTGGCATGTACCCATAAGTATATAACCAAGCCAATCTATGAGCATAATAATGTTTGTTGTTTATAAATATTTTTAAGTATCCATTATGACAAGGAGAGCCAGCATATAAACTTTTATTAACACCACGTTTATATTTCTTCCAAGTAAATATTCCAGTCTCTTGACAATAATTTAATTGAGAAATTAATTGCTGTTTATCTATCATTTGATTTGCGCTGCCAAGTCTTTATATCCTACACCAGTAGGATGTATGCCATCTTTAGATAGCGACATGATAGGCAACACAATATCGCCATGCTCCTCTGATACTTCCAATACTATCCTGCGTATGTCCTCAATGTTTACACCACCTGCTGGCAGATTGCCTTCTGGCAGAACCCAATACACATTCGTTGCCTTAATATTTTTTCGCAACTTTTCCAATTCTTGTTTGGTCTTTACCCACTTGTGGTCATTGCTACCTAGGCTAATCAATACAGAGTTGCTATACAACTCCATGCCTGCAACCTTCTTATTGTATTGCTGTGAATTAATGCCACCTTTAGATATGGAGACACACTCTTTCTTATACATAGCTGTGCCTACTGCTATGCTATCCCCTAGTATTAAACAATCAATCATAACTCTCCCATCGCTGTATCAAACATAGAGAACGAACTGCCAATGCCACGATTGACTGTTGGCCTTCTCTTTTGGTACGAGTAAAACCCTGCTGGCCTATTGCTATTCATCACAATGGTTGCGTGAGGATTGCCTGGCACCTTGATGTAAACTTCCTTGCCTTCTCTAATATCTTCCTTTTGAATCCTTGCTCTAGCTTTATGCTCGTTCAAGGCTTTATCTACATCAATTTCCTTAGAAATTTTTTCAAAGTATTCGTAGCCATCGTATGCTTTATTCGTTCTTGTGTAGAAGTATGACGTACGCTTACCTAGTTCACAAAAGAGTTTCTTTGGTAACGTTTCTATGTAGCCTAACGTTTTCAAACGGATTATATCTTCTGTTACCTTGCCAAAGTTCTCATTGATATGTAGATGAAGTTCTTTAGTTGACATTGGCTTCTTTACCAACAAGTCTAGTATCTTCATTCTTCTTCTAATAGCTTCTACTGTACGCAAACCGCGATTGTTTAACATAATAATCTCCTAATAATGGTGGGGTACTCACGGGTTCAATGAAATAATCACAAGACATTGAGGCCTGGGCCACCAGACAAATAACTGCTTTCCCCCATAAATGGTGGACTACTCACACACCCCCTGCATGCTTTCGTCCGTAAACTTTGCCTATACTGCAATATAGGACTAGCGTTATCATACGCTTCTACGAAGCATCACATAGTGAAAGTAGTTCTGTTAATTAGGCTATGCTGCTTTGCTACTGTTTTCCCACCTGTAGCTGGGGATGACACCTCGCTCGAGGTATTAAAAAGGAATATCGTCCTCAAAAGCATCGAAGTCTGGCACGTTAGACTTAGGTAAGTCTTTCACTTGCGCTACTTCTAATGGCTGTGCTGTTGCGTCACTCTTTTTACCAAGCAATGTGACTTCATTCACACGAAGGCTAGGAACGCTTTTTAAGTTGCCATCCTTGTCATTGTATTCCCTGACAGAGAACTCACCGCTAATCGCTATTTGTGTGCCTTTTAAAAGCATTGGCGCAAGAGTTTCTGCACGTTTACCAAACAGACTGCAATCAATCCATGTTGTCTTGGCATTTTTACCATAGCCACTAGACAATGCAAAGCTAAAGCTGCCTACTGGTGTTGCATCTGCCATGAAGCGCACTTCACAATCACGGCCTAAGTTTCCTGTTGCTGTTAAGATATTCATTTACTGCTCCTAATAGTTATAATCTTTGTCGTTTGGAACGGCAAGTTGTAGCCAACCATCCCAATCAACTGGCAATGTATCAATCTTTAATGCAATGCCACCTTCTCTAGTGTCAACTGACACTCCTACCTTTGCCCATTTCTGAACTTTGTTTCCCTGCTTGTCTTTGTATGTGCCGCATTTAGCAACTACATTATACAGTGGTGTCATTTTTTTCCACCTAATCTAGCAATAACTTGCTCGACCTCGATGTCAAACTCAATGACCTTTGCTTCTAGTTCTGCAATGTAGGCATCATCACGCTCATAACGCTTGATAAACATTTGCATATCTTGTGGAAGCTCTGGGCAGTACGATACAAAGTCTACCCATTTGCTGTGTGTGCAAGCCATCTGCCATGCCATCTGCGGCATATACTTTGCAGGCACTCTATCTTCTAGCAAATACTTGATGTGTGTCTTAGCCATTGGACATTTAATCTCAATCAAGCCCTCACCGATGATGCCATCAGGACTAGCCCCTGCATTCTTGATAGTAGGATGGTCAACGAATGGCACTTGCTTAACAAACTCACCCTTCTCTACTTCATACCATGCTCTAGCAAATGGCTCTAGTTCTGTGCCACGTTCCATGTGTGCATTGGTAAAGCCTTCTGTTGGCTTGCCTGTCAAACGTTCGCATACTAAATCAATGCGGTAGTTCTCACGGCCTGCTGCTTCACCAGACTTAACTTGTGCAATCACATCTGTAATGCGTGATGCTGTAATCTTACCTAAACGTAGCTGTAGCCACGCTTCACTTCCCTGTTCAATCGTTTCCATTATTGTTTCCTCGGCATTGATGTTGATAGTCTATATTTATCGCCCATCTGCTCAATTAACTTTGCTACTTTTGTAGCATGCTCATCAAGCAATTGCTTTGGTGGTGGGGATAACTTTCTAAAGTCTGCAATTAGTTCAAACATTATGCCACCTCGTCAAATAGAGTTGAGATTTCTTTAGCGCGTTGAATGACTTGCGCCTCTAGTGTTTTGATACTACGGCAAGCTGTCATTGCTGCTTTGTATTTAAACTTGAGTTCATCCTTGCTCTTAGCTGTGCCAAGTTCTTTTAAGATAGCATCAATGTCGATGTTAGATTCATCTACTTGTGGCAAGTCCTCGCCAGCATAGATGTATAAGCCAATACCAAAGCAAGCAATACACTTAGCTAGGCAACGCATTGTAGCATCACTAATCTTACGAGCATCAGGGTTAGCAATAGCATTGTTGCGATTATCCATGACTGGTAACTGCATCTTCATTGTCTTACCTAGTGCGGTCACGTTACAGAATACCATCACTGATTCACCAAAGTATTTAGGCTCTGGGAATTCCCATGTAGCATTCTCATCTTGCAATAGCAATTGGTCTACAGCCCATGTCCATGATAGATAGGTAAGCTGGCCTTTCTTTTCTGTGTGTTCGTTTACGTTAATCTCGCGTAGTTTCTTGTAGTTACTCATTGTATTCTCCTGTTGTTGTTTAAGTTCGTCCATTACTTCTGCTTGGAATTGTTGCTCACTCATAGCATTGAGCCTTCCAATGCAATAATCTCATCTTCAATAGCATCCATGACACGCTTAGATAGCAGCTCCTCAATATTGATTGTGCTGTCTGTTGTTTCTACTGAATGAATTGTAACTGAGTATGTAGTAGGGCTATCGCCTGTACCATAAGGGTCTACCTCAATATCGCATTCGTATATCACATCTAGCTCAATACCGAATACTTCAAAGGTTTCTAATGTTCCATCTTGTAAAGCCATTATTGTCTCCTAGTTGTCGTATCAACGTGATACAATTGCTAATATATATATCTATCAGCTATCCGTATAATGATTTATTTTAATCAATCTGTCAAGTTCAATAAGCAAAACTAATTGCTTCCTTTTGTTAGCAACATAATTAAACCACAACTTGCATTTATTTTATAATGGTTTCGTTGATGTCCGACTACATCATAACTTAAAGCCTCTAAAGGTTTTGGTTTCGAGCTATTCAATTAGCACCTGTGGTCGGACAGGGAAGCCAAGACCTCTAGGGGCTTTGTCATTTCAAGGTACTGTTCGCCAATCAACAAAGCAATGCACCATGTCACGGTGGCTAACAATTAAAGTGATGGCATTAGATTAAAAGACACGATG